CCTTTTATTGAGTATGTTTCTGGAACTGGTAATCCCAAATTTTGTCCCTTTGCCATGTGGGTCCCAAAGTTAGCAACTGGATCTGATCTAATTTCCTATGATGTACAGTTGCATGTTATTGCCGAATTAAGAACAAATACGAATGATGTTACAGAATTGTAATTTATTTTCAATTAAATACGAAATAAAACATATCGATCTTTACTTAGTTTATCCATTTCTGGTTCGTGGTTCAAAAAAACAACGATTTTTGGTGGGTCGAAGCATTTTAGCATTCCTTGGTACTTGGTTGTTGTAAACCATCCGTTCTTCAGGTTTTCCATGAAATTCCATGGATAGTATTTTGGGTCGTTGCATCTAGCCATATCGAAGATGGCTATTTTGGCATTGACATCATAAGCCGTGAGTAGGTCTCTAGTTGCTCCACCTGAAAAAAAAAGAGTTCGTTAACCTTTGGTTCGGCGACCGAGCGTTAGCGAGGGAGACGGGGGGGTTCGGGGGGCGCAGCCCCCTGTTTAGAGGACTTGCAATTATTAGTGGACGCAGGCAGGCGTAGCCTGCCGTATAGCGCCTCGGAGTCATCAGCAGCCGCTGGCGAATTCCAATATGTTTTTTGCTAGCGAGCGAAGCGAGCGCCCTTTATGCTTACCTTGACAAGCCCATGCTTCCTTTTCCAGCATCAGATGTCTTGCTAAGGCCGATTTTCCTTTTCCTCCTTCTTGGTCGATGACAAACAATATTTGTCTTTCGTTTTGTTTATCCAGGAGATCCATGGCCTTCTTTTGCCATTCACGCAAAGTTTCAATGTTGCTCTTTGGAACTTGCTTGTTATAATCGGCGTTGATTTGTTTAAGCTGATTGTAGTATCGTAGTCCGATTTCTGGGTCAATTTCGCAAGCTTCATCCACGTTAATCTTTGCTGTATCAAAGATTCGTTTGAAAACGCTTTCTGTTTTCTCCTGAGGTATTCCTCCTTCAATGAATATCTCATCCTTGGTACAGTAGGTTTTATTTTGTGAATCACTACCCCTTGCATTTTCGAAGTGAGCTGCTTGCGAGAAGTTGAAGAATTCTTTCCAGTATTTAATTCCTCCTTTTTTCGGATCCATGTCCATGTTGATGAAGCCTTGTAAATGCCTAGTTCCACTTTCTCCGATTTCTTCTCCACAGACGATGTATTTAACATTGTATTTTTCAATGTTATCAGCGATTTCAGTGATTTTGGTGATGTCTGTTTCCTCATAGTTGTTTAAGGTGAACAACACTCTGTTAGATCTGATGCGGGACATTGTCTAAACTTGAATGTGACTCTGGTCTTGTCTAAACTTGAATGAAACTATATTTAAGACCAGACCATTTTCCCTTTTTTTCCCGGCCGGCGCGCGCGCGCTGATGGACTGCGCTTCAGTATTACCGCAGTCCATCCTTCTCTCTCTCTTTTTTTTCGCGCGTTATTCACACACTCTTTTTTTCTCGCGCGTTATTCACACACTCTCTTTTGTATAAAAGGGCGCATTTGGGTTTATTGGCAATCAGTATGGCTGGACCCGTTCAATCGTACAGTCCTTCTTGGTTAGCTTCTTTAACCGCTAATCAAGCGTGGAACCTTGGTCAGACTTATGCTCAGCGTTACCGTGATCTCTTTCCTTCGCGCTCTACTCTACCTATTGCAGGCATGCCTTCTTATAATGCAAGGATGCGCCCACGTCGGAGACGAGAAGTACGTAGGCGTGCCATCCGCAGGAGGCGTGGCCGTGCCCGCGTCGTTCGACGAAGTAGACGCGTTCGCCAACCTAAAACTGCATTAATTCGACGCTCTCGCAGAGGAACCCGGAATTTTGGATATTTTTTGCGCAAGTCACGCAATAATTATAATAATAAGTTTGTGTATGATGTTCGTGATATGGGCCGTGTTGCCGCTTCTACTACCGCTGCCGGATTTCAATCTTATCAGGATACTGATATTAATAAGTTTACCAAAATTTCTGCTCTTTTAAATGCTGATACAGCTGCTGATGCAAATAAGTATACGGAGTATCGTATTGTTAAAGCTTTTGCTAAATTTACCCCTGTAATTGCTAATACCCGATATATTAAAGCCGTTACCCCTGACGCTAATATGCCTAGAGCTATTGGTATATGGCCTTTGAAACATTTTGCTACTATCACTACCGCTGACATGACATATTCTCGCATTCGAGATTCGTCATCTGTTAAGTGGGTCCCTTTTATTAAGGGAAAGGGCACCCAAATGCCCGTTATCCCTCTAATGGAGCAAACCATTGTAATCAATGACGGTGCCTCTACAAATATTTATGCACCTTTGAGGTCTATGCCTTTTATTGAGTATGTTTCTGGAACTGGTAATCCCAAATTTTGTCCCTTTGCCATGTGGGTCCCAAAGTTAGCAACTGGATCTGATCTAATTTCCTATGATGTACAGTTGCATGTTATTG